GTAGAAAAGCTATAGTTAAATCAATTCCTATAGTAATACCTACTAAAATACAAGTTGGAGATGAAGTAATAGTTCATCATAATATATTCAGGAGATGGCATAATGTTAAAGCTGAAGAAAAAAATAGTAGAAGTTATATAGATGAAAACACTTATTGTGTAAAAGAAGATCAAATATTTTCTTACAAAAGAGGTGATAAATGGATTGCTACAGATGGGTTTTGTTTTGTAAAACCTATAAAGTCTACAGATAAGTTTTCTTCAGATAAAGAAAAAGAATGTGTAGGTGTTTTAAAACAAAGCAACAAAGCACTTTTAAAGTTTGGATTAAAAGAAGGTGACTTAGTTGGGTTTACACCTGCGAGCACTTATGAATTTATTATTGACGGTGAAAGACTGTATAGAGTTTTAACTAGTCAAATTACAATTAAATATGAATATCAAGGAAACGAAGAAGAGTATAATCCAAGCTGGGCAAGTAGCAGTTGAGGAATTAATTAAAGTTGCTAAAGAAGCTATTGTTGATTCAGATGATGATATATCAGCAGATAGATTAAAAAATGCTGCTGCAACAAAAAAATTAGCTATCTTTGATGCGTTTGAAATACTTAAAAGAATAGAAGAAGAAGAAAACATAATAGAAAACAAAATACCATTTGATACAAATCAAAGTGTATCATTTAGTGGTTTTGCAGAAAAAAGATCTAAATAAAAAAAACATGGCAACATTAACACCCACATTAACATTAGCGAGTACAGATGTAACTTCAGATACATTAAGTTTTTCTGTAACGGATTCATTAACAGTAGTTGCTCCAATTGTAGGTATTTCTAAAATAACTGCTGAAGCTAGTACTGGATCAGTTGTAGCACTTGTTCCTTCAGGTTCCGCTAATCAATATGTTTATATAAGTCACACAGGATTTCAAGGTGATGGAACTACTGCAACTACGAATCAATTATCAGTTTTATTTACCTCAACAGAAGGTCTTAGAATTGCTGCAGGAGAATTTGCGTTTTTTCCATCTAAATCAAGTGTAGTTGTAAATGTTCAATCTTCTGGTAGCCACACTATATTATTAGAATACGCTTATTTCACAGCAGGATAATATGTACAAACAAACCTTATATAAGGTTGTAACTCCAATTAAATTAAATACAATAACAAGACTTAACAAGTCTAAAAAATGGGGGTATGGTTATAACAAAGAACACGATGTTGTTGTAATTAGTAAGACCGGTCAGATTGGGGAGATATATGAGATACAAAATCTCAAGATAGCCTTACCAAAACAAAATAATGTTATTAAGTTTAAAAGTAATAAGTGGGAGTATACTGAATATCCTAAAGAGCTTAATAAGATAAAAACAATATTTGATTGGAAAGAATACCCTAATGATTTTAAAGAAAAATACATAGAATATATAGAGAATGAGTTCAAAATTCGAGAGGAAGGCTTATGGTACTATAACAACAGTAATCCTACTTATATTACTGGTACTCATTACATGTACTTGCAATGGAGTAAAATTGATGTCGGCAAGCCAGACTTTCGTGAAGCCAATAGATTATTCTACATCTTTTGGGAAGCCTGTAAAGCCGATTTTCGATGTTATGGAATGTGTTACCTTAAGAATAGACGGTCAGGGTTCTCTTTCATGGCAAGTGGTGAAACCGTTAATCTGGCAACAATATCCAGTGATGCACGCTACGGGATTTTGTCCAAGTCCGGTCCCGATGCTAAGAAAATGTTCACCGACAAAGTGGTGCCAATATCCGTCAACTATCCGTTCTTCTTCAAACCGATCCAAGACGGTATGGATAGACCTAAAACAGAACTTGCATTCAGAGTACCAGCATCAAAACTTACCAGACGGAGTATCACGAGCACAGACAAACCAGAAGATTTACAAGGCTTGGACACCACAATCGACTGGAAAAATACAGGAGATAACTCCTACGATGGGGAGAAACTTAAACTCCTCATACATGATGAATCAGGGAAGTGGGAGAAGCCAAACAACATCCTCAACAACTGGAGAGTTACAAAAACAACCTTAAGGTTAGGTAGTAGAGTTATAGGTAAATGTATGATGGGTAGTACATGTAACTCATCAGATAAAGGTGGTGGTAATTTTAAAAAATTATACAGAGATTCTGATGTCACCAAAAGAAATAGAAATGGGCAGACTAGTTCTGGGCTTTATAGCCTTTTTATTCCTATGGAATGGAATTACGAAGGGTTTATTGATGAATACGGTCAGCCAGTATTTGATACACCTGAAAAAGAAGTTAAAGGACCTTATGGGGATTACATAGACATAGGTATATTAGAACACTGGCAAAATGAAGTTGATGGATTAAAAAATGATCCTGATGCACTAAATGAATTTTACAGACAGTTCCCTAGAACAGAAGAACATGCCTTTAGAGATGAAACAAAAAACAGTATATTTAACTTAACAAAAATATACGAGCAAATAGATTATAATGAAGTTATGGAAAATAATGTCTCCATAACTACAGGTAATTTTCAATGGGTGAATGGTATAAAAGATTCAAAAGTAATATTTTATCCAGATCCAAAAGGTAGGTTTAATATTAGTTGGGTACCACCAAGTCATTTGCAAAACAAAGTAATAGAAGCTAGTAATGGTAAAAAACCCGGTAACGAACATATAGGTGCTTTTGGATGTGATAGTTATGATATATCTGGCACTGTTGACGGTCAAGGTTCTAAGGGAGCTTTACATGGATTAACAAAGTTTTCTATGGAGGATGCTCCACCAAATAAATTTTTTTTAGAATATATAGCTAGACCTCAGACTGCTGAAATATTTTTTGAAGATGTATTAATGGCATTAGTATTTTATGGTATGCCTATACTTGCAGAAAACAACAAACCAAGACTTCTTTATTATTTAAAAAGAAGGGGGTATAGAGGTTACTCTATGAATAGACCAGATAGAATTTGGAATAAATTATCTGTAACAGAAAAAGAAATAGGTGGCATACCTAATTCTAGTGAAGACATGAAGCAAGCACATGCTGCTGCTATTGAAATGTACATACAAAATTATGTTGGTGCAACACCAAACGGTAGTTATGGTAATATGTTTTTTAATAAAACATTGAATGATTGGTCTAAGTTTGATATAAATAATAGAACTAGATTTGATGCATCAATAAGTAGTGGTTTGGCTGTAATGGCTTGTAATAGAAATTTATACACACCAACTGTAAGAAAAGAAAAAACAAAATTTAATATTGGCTTTGCTAAGTATGAAAACAAGGGAATGTCATCTAAATTAATAAAACAATAATATGGCTCAATCAGGTATTAAAAGTTATTTCCCAAGTCAGGTAGTTAGTGATCTTGAAAAGATGAGTCCAGAGTATGGTCTAAAAATTGCTAAAGCTATAGAGAACGAATGGTTTTATTATACAGACTATGGAAATGATAGATTCAGAACTAACTTTGATTCATTTCACAGATTAAGATTATATGCTAGAGGGGAGCAATCTATACAAAAATATAAAGATGAACTATCTATAAACGGTGATTTGTCTTACCTTAACTTAGACTGGAAACCAGTCCCAATAATACCTAAGTTTGTAGATATTGTTGTTAATGGTATTGCTGAAAGAACTTATGATATAAAAGCATATTCTCAGGATCCAAATGGAGTTAATAAAAGAACTCAATATATGACTAATTTATTAACAGACATGATGACAAAAGATTTAAATGATTATACTAAATCTGCTTTTGATTTTGATATGTCTGTTAGTAATCAATTAGAATTACCTGAAAATGAAGAAGAACTTGCATTACACATGCAACTAACTTATAAGCAAGCAATCGAAATAGCAGAAGAACAAGCTATAAATGTTTTGTTTGAATCAAATAAATATGAACTTATAAAGAAAAGGTTTTATTATGATCTTACTGTAATAGGTATTGGATGTGTAAAAAATACTTTCACTGAATCTGAAGGAATTAAAATTGAATATGTTGATCCTGCTTATTTAGTTCACTCTTATACTGAGTCACCTTATTTTGATGATATTTATTATGCTGGGGAAGTAAAAACAATTCCAATAAATGAATTAAAAAAACAATTTCCTAATCTTACTAATGAAGATTTAAAAGAAATATCCATGCAGCCAAATAACGCAGGGATGCCCAATAATAGATCTTTATATGATGAAAGTGATAACAACCAAATAGATGTTTTGTATTTTAATTACAAAACATATATGAA